GAACAATATTGCATTTGTTCGCAATGCCTTTACGCTTGCCGTAGTACCCATAGAAATACCTGATATGTCGGACGTTGGATATACAGAAACGAGAGAAGGCATATCCATTACAATTACAAAGGGCTGGGATGTCAAACAGTACGAAATGGTTTATCGGGCAGATATACTCTACGGATTTAAGACGTTAGACGAAACATTAGCTTGTAGGCATTTGGGTTAATTTTAACATTTTATTAGGAGAGATGTACAATGGCTTTATTTAGTTCTAAAATACGGATTCCACTGTATAACCCAAGGTCTGTAGTAAATAAAACTGCAAGTTATACCGTGTTGAAAACAGACGACCAGATCAATGTTGCACCGGCGGCGGCCAGCACAATGACTCTTTATGCAATATCTTCTTTGGAAGGCGATCTTTTCAAGACTAAAACGCATAAAATCAAAGTCAATTCTGCTGACAAGAATATCGTAAGTGTTGCAAGTAATTCCGAAGATGTTATTGGAGTGGATGAGGAAACTTCCGTTTCATTGCCTATGGTGAATGGAGCGCAAATAATCCTATCTACCGAAAGGCTTCAGACATCGAGCGGGAAATATATGTGGGTAGTGGATTACTTGACAGAAACGGCCTTGAAATGGAGTGGCCAGCTTACGACTGTCGGAGGTGCGGCAACTGAGGACTTTACCGTTGCAGGAGCAAGTACATCAGACTTGGTTAATGTAACAATTGCTACCTCTGGCGCTACACCTGTGACAATTCTTGCCGCTTATGTTTCTGCTGCGAATACAGTAAGTGTTACATTTAGTTCCAATCCTTCCAGCGACCATGTTATTTCGATAGAACTTTATCGGGTAACCGTATAGGAGACAAGCAATATGCGAAAATTTATAGTAGGAGTTTTAGGAATAGCAGCAATCACCTTTCTTGCTACCAATGTGTATGCAGTGGGAACGGCAACGGTCAAATTTGATACCTTGACTGTAGGCAGTACGCTAACACTCGGTACTGCGAATCTGGCAAAAGTGCCTGTAATGACGGATAATGCAGGCAGTAAGTTTGATAGCGGTGAGCTTGCTCTCGTAAGTGGTTCACAAACAGTAACTACTAGTCTTACTGCGGTAGACGCAGTGTTTTATTCATTTATAGACCCTACAGGCAGCGCAACTTCATTTCGGCATACAATAAGTGGGGCTGGTTTTACTGTTTATGGTTTCAACCCGGTAACGGGTGCGACATCAACGTCTAGTTATACAGGGGATTGGTTTGCAGTGGATGAATAATTTTTAAAGATATAGGGGGCTGTTTAAATTTCTAAACAGCCCCCTGTAATCAGGAAGGAATAGTATGGAATTTTTCGAGTATCCTAAGCGAATTGACGACGAGAAGGTGGTTAATAGCCGAGAGGAAGAAATTGAATACCTAAAAAGCAAAGGAATGGTGTTAGATGATAAAGAAAACAAAGAAGGGTTGCAAGGTAGTATCCCACAAAGGGAAGAATCTAGGGGAATCGGAAACGATGGCGGGGTGCAAGAAGAGATTAAAAAATGTGGAGATGTTCAAACACATGAACAAGGGAAAGAAAGCCCTGTTGGGGTATTAAAACGCAAAGCGGGTAGACCCAAAAGAACATGAATTTAGAAAGGAAATAAATTATGCCAACAATATTATATATCATTTTGATTACTGTGACTCAATCAACATTATGGAATCAAGGAATAGGTAATCATTATATATGGAAAGGCGGCATAGGTATAGAAGACAAGGAAATCATAGATGAATGGAAAACATCAATTCAAGATGGCCATAGTATAACGGGCGGGAAAGCCTTTTACAAGGCAATTTTGTTTACTACAAAGGACGCTTTAGATAGATTCTTTAAAACACATGATGTAAAAGGTGCTATCTTAATTGATGTGAAGAATGGAATACAAAATACAATAAAACAAAAAACAATATACAAAACAGTTAATAAGGAAACACAAGAAATCGATTGTTACGAAGTTTTAATTGAGTAGACAATAACATGAACTTTACAAATTTGGCAACAAAAATTGGCGATTATGCAGTAATGCCTGATTTGGTCACTACTGTTATACCAGACATGATCAATATGGCATTGCATGATTTGGAACAAGACCCTGAGATCAATTGGAAACACATGGAAGCCAAGACTACAGGGACGGTGACAGCTTCTTCGGATACGATAGCCATTCCAACACGCTATAAAGAGGTTAAATTTTTATCCATTACAGTTTACGACAAAAGGCATTGGTTACACAAGACAAGCTATTCAGATTTGATGTCGGAATATCCTTATGACGCAACTTCGAAAGCCATTCCAGAGAAATTTGCATTATATACGGCATCTTCTGTGTTTTATTTAAGACCATATCCAGATGCTACTTATAATTACGAACTTACAACTTATAACTATTCAGCAGATTTATCAGATACTAATTTAACCAATTGGTTTACCGAAAACGCATGGGAATTATTGCTATATGGTGCGCTAATTGAGATGCAGCCATATTTAAAAGTATCGAAAGCTATTGCTCAAATACCCATTTGGCAAGGATTCTATACGAGACGATTAGATAAATTGAAAAGAGTATCGGCAAGCGAAGATTGGGCTGGTTCGCATCAAAGTATAAATTACCAAGGGGCAATTTAATGCCAGTTGAAGAAGAAAAGGAAACAGATACTATACCAATAAACATAAGCAAGGGATGGCTGCCAGACTTCCTGCCTAATGCTATGCCTATTGGTGCGCTTTTGCAGGCGTTAAATTTATATCCTTACGATGAAAAATATTATCCCGCATTGAATCCTTTGGCATACTCAACATCAGCATTATCAGGAACACCCATAGGGAATAAGGAATTTTTTAGTAACGATGGAAATTACTACTTATTCTGTGGCACAACAACAAAACTATATCGCCTTGAAACTAACCAATCTTTGACTGATATTACAAGGGCGGCTGGTGCTTATACTGCATCTACTACAAGGTGGGATTTTACTAAAACAAGCGAGAATATAATTGCGACTAATTATGCAGACGTTCCACAAAGATTAACAGGCATGACAGTAGCTAATTTTGTTGCACTTGGTGGAAGCCCGCCAAATGCCAAATTTTGTCTTTTCTTTAAAGGGCATTTAATCCTTGCCTATCTCAACGATGGTACAGTATATCCCCAAAAATTGATATGGTCTGCCTATGATAGCATCGCTGATTTTGCACAATCGTTAACCACTGGCGCTGATTCAAGGAATTTGACTGATGCAGACGGTGAAATAACCGGGTTGAAAGCGTTAGGTTCAATGCTTATCGTGTTCCATAGAAATTCCATAACTATAGGATGGTATTCCCGCGCGCCGTTTACCTTTTCATTTGATACGTTAAGAACTAGGGATAAGGGTGCAATAGAAGGGACTCCAATTGTGTTTGGGAATGTATGTTATTTCTTTGATGAGCGGGACTTTTACAAAATGACTCCCGATGGGTTAATTACCCCTATCGGTATGGGGATAAAGAATACAATATTAAACGATTTGGATATAGGGAGTTTCTATAGAATAAGTGCTGGCTCTGATGCAAGGAGGGGTGTAATTTATTGGAGTTATCCTTCAGTAAGCAGCGAGGGGACCCCCGATACCCTAGTAGCATATAATCCAAAAATGAAAATGTTCACGAAAATATCTTTAAATCATAGCGGTATTTTCACTATGCACAAAAAGGTGTTAGATGCTGATAGTATGGATGCTATTTATCCCGATGCCGATACCGTCCCGTGGGAGGCTGATAGTTCTTATTGGCTTGACAATTCTGCTATGTTAGCTTGTATAAATTCAGATGGCAAGGTCGCTCATTTTGGCGGTACAGCTATGACATGGATAATAGAAACAAGTGAATTTGGTTATGATGATAAAATAATAGCCGTCCTGAAAATAAGACCAAAAGTGGAAAAAGCGACAGGAAATATTTCCGTGCAAATCGGTTCAAGGTTTAAAGAGACTGACGATAGAACTTATTCAAGTACGTCAATTGTTGATAGTTATGGGAATGCAAATACAAGGACGGCAGGACG